CGCCACCAGCACGCTCTCCTCGAATGTCGCGGCAGTCTCCTCGCGCCTCGACGCCGTCTCTGCTGCGATTTCCGCCAACGCTGCCAACATCGCCACGGTCTCGGCCCTTGCCGTCACCAACGCCGCAGCCATCACCTCTATCAACAACACTGTCAACACCCTCTCGGGGCGCGTCGACGACGTCTCTGCGGCCGTAGTTAGCACCAATGCGGTTGTCTCGGCGCTCTCTTCTGCGGTGGTGCAAGTCCAAGCCTCCATCTCCGCTATCAACTCGGCGCTCGCAGCCATCGACGTTTCGGCCCTCGTCGCCCTCGAATCCCGCGTCTCAACTCTCGAAATCCGCGTAGCCAACGTCTCGGCTTCCGTCAGCGCTCTGCAAGTCCAAGTCAACGACGTCTCGGCCGCCACCTCCGTCAATGCTGCTGCAATCACCTCCGTAAACAATGTCGTTTCCGCCCTAGAAATCCGCGTCAGCGCGGCCTCTGCTACCGGCGTCACCAACGCAGCAGCCATCACATCCATCAACGATGTTGTCTCGGCCCTCGAAATCCGGGTCAGCAATGCGTCGGCAGCCATCGTATCGCTCGGCTCTGCCCTCACCTCTACCAACAATGTCGTCTCGGTCCTTGAAGTCCGCGTCAGTGCCGTCTCGGCTGCCGCCGTTTCGTTGGGCGCGGCTCTCACCTCCGTCAATGCGGTCGTCTCGACCAAAGCCTTCCGCAACGGCGACCACCTTACCAACGTCCAGTACATCGACTTCAACACCACTACCAGTTACGCTCCGCTTCCGGGCCGTCTGACGTGGGACATCGAGTCGGGCACTCTCGATCTGGGCCTGACCGGCACCGTCAACCTGCTGATCGGCCAGCGCACCGTCGCCCAAGTCTACAACAACAGTGGCGTCACGCTCCCCAAGGGCAAGGCCGTTCGCGTCACTGGCGCCCAAGGTCAGCGCCTCACGGGTGCCCTCGCCCAGGCCGACAGCGATGCCGACAGCCTGACCATCTTCGGCATCATGCTGGAGACGGTCTCCGTCAACAACTCCGGCTACGTCGCAACCGACGGCCTCGTCCGAAACGTTAACACCGCTGCCTACGCCGACGGCGACATCGTGTACCTATCCCCGGTGTCGGCTGGCGAACTGACGCCCACCAAGCCCGAAGCGCCCGAACATCTGGTCCAGATGGGCTACATCGTCAAGGGTGGTTCCGTCGGCGCAGGCTCCATCTACGTCAAGGTCCAGAACGGCTATGAGCTTGGCGAACTCCACGACGTCAAAACTTCGGCCAGCACCTCCCTCGCCGACGGCGAAGTCCTCTCTTACAACGTCAGCGCCAAGGTCTGGACCAACTCCCCGGCCCTCATCAACGCGCAAGCCTCCATCTCCGCACTCAACATCCAGCTTGCTGCCGTCTCGGCCATCACTTCTGTCAATGCGGCAGCCGTCACTTCGATCAACAACGTCGTCTCTGCCCTTGAGATTCGCGTCAGCGCCGCTTCTGCTACAGGCGTTGCCAATACTGCCGCTATCACCTCTATCAACAACGTAGTCTCTGCTCTCGAAATCCGTGTCAGTGCCGCTTCCGCAACTGGTGCCACAAACTCTGCCGCTATTACCTCCATTAACAATGTGGTATCGGCCCTTGAAATCCGTGTAAGTGCCGCTTCCGCCACAGGCGTCGCCAACTCGGCTGCCATCACGTCCGTCAATAACGTCGTGTCGGCGCTCGAAATCCGCGTTAGCTCCGCTTCGGCTGCCGGTGTCACGAATGCAGCCGCGATCACCTCCATTAATAATGTGGTCTCGGCGCTCGAAATTCGAGTCAGCACCGTCTCCGCTGCGGTCTCCGTCAACACCGTAGCCATCAACGCAGTCTCGGCAGCGACTTCTCTCCGTGTCCTCCGCGCTGGCGACCGCATGACCGGCCAGCTTGCCGTTGCAGTCTCGGCCGACCAAATCGGCGTCAGCGTTGTCGGCGGCCTCGTCGTCACTAGCACCGTCAACTTCACCGGCTCCTCCGGCCTCCTCGTCCACTCCGGCACCACCGCTACCCGGCCCGGTTCGCCGACGCCCGGCATCATCCGCTTCAACAGCGGCTCCAACACCTTCGAAGGCTACACCTCTGCGACGTGGGGTGCAATCGGTGGTGGCGGTGGAGCAACGGGTGGCGGTACCAACCAAGCCTTCTACCTTAATGACACGGTCGTCTCGGTATCCTATTCCATTCCGTCCGGCAAGAACGCCGGTACCTTCGGCCCCGTGACCATTGCTACGGGCGTGACCGTCGAAGTGCCGTCCGGCTCGACGTGGACTGTGGTGTAGTGAGGAAGGTGAGAATCTGCTTGCATTCCTTTTTCACCCCGGCTAGAGTGGGCTCCTAACCAAGGAGCAGCCATGAGCGACAAGATCAACCGCGTCCAGCTTCTCAACGACGCGAAGCTTCACCTGACGCCGTGGACCACCGAAGACGGCCGCCTGTTCCTCGACTACACCGAAGCCGGCATCCGCCGCACCCTGTCCATCGCGCCCGCCGGCCACTGCGATTTCCGTGGTTGGTTCAGCGCCTTTTGCGTGGACACGGCCGGACACCTTCCCAACGGCGACCTGTCCAGTGCGGCCCAAACCTACTTCTCACATTGGGTACGCTCCAAGGGCCAGAAGGTCAAGGACTACATCCGCGTTGGCGGCAAGCTTGGCGACCTGTACCTCGACATCGGCAACGACGCCAACGACGCATGGCACATCAGCGCCAACGGCATCACCAAGGTCCCGGGCGGCCCGACCCATATCCGCATGCTTCGCGGCGCCGGCATGCTGCCCCTTGTCGAGCCCGACCTTTCCGTCCCGGCCTCCGAGTTCCCGCGCCTCCTCAAGCAATTCGTGGCCGCTGACGACGACACCCTCATGCTCCTTATCGCGTGGTTGCTGGGCTGCCTGCGTCCTGAAGGTCCTTACCCCGTCCTTACCATTTCGGGCGAGCAGGGCTCCGGCAAGTCCACCATCCTGCGTCTGATGCGCCGCATCATCGACCCGCATGCCCTCGACATGCGTACCCCACCCGAGGACCAGCGCGACCTGCAAGCCATGGTGCGCAACTCCTTTGTGCTGGCCTTCGACAACGTCTCTCACATCACCAACAAGATGTCCGATGCCCTGTGCGTCATCAGCACTGGCACCGGAGCGCAGGGCGGTCGTGCCCTCTACACCAATGCCGAAGAGTCCGCTGTCCGCGTCTGCCGGCCCGTTGCCATGAACGGCATCCCCGACGTCGTTGAGAGGGGCGACCTTGTGGACCGCTCCATCCACGTCCACTTGCCCCGCATCGATCCTAAGTTCCGCCGGGACGACAGCGAGTTCTGGGACGCCTTCCACGCCAACCATGCCCAGTTGCTGGGCTCCCTCATGAATGCTGCGTTGATTGCTACGCAGAACTATGGTAATGTGGTGCTGGCTGAAAAGCCCCGCATGTCTGCCTTTGCGGTGTGGGCCGTAGCTGCTGAACAGGCTTTTGGGTGGCCGGAGGGTCGCCTCATGGAAGTCTACAAGCGGAACCGGTCGGCCGCCGAGAGCCACATGCTGGAGTTCCACGGCATGGCCTCTGCTATGCTGCGTATGATGGAAAAGCAAAAGGAGTTCTCTGGAACCTATTCGGACCTGATCGGGCAACTGGAAATGAACATCGGCCCTCGCGAGAAGCTGCCGCAGACCTCCCACAGCTTTGCTGCGGAACTCCGGCGCATTCGCCCTGCCCTCGAACGTCATGGCCTTCGCTTCTATAGTGCCGGGCGTTCCAGCAGCGTGACGCAGAAGGGCCGGTCCCGCATTTCCATCGTCCGTGTCGACGAGGAGGATACAGCCGCGCATGAGCAAAAAGAAGCCTGACGAGCCCTACGTTCCCGTAGTTTCGACGAAGCCCAAGCCGGACCACCTTGTGCGAAAGGAGAAGGCGGATCGTGCGCGCAAGCCCAACCGCCTCTCACAAGGCATGCGGCAACGGCAGTACCGTCGCGAACTACGGGAACTCAATATCCACCAGCCCAAGCGAGCCGTTACCAAGCAGCACGTCGAGGCGATCCGCTCCATTAAGGACCAACTCCGCGAAACGTGGCACGCGCATTGGGACAAGGTGGAACGCTTCAAGAACCTGACCCCGAAGCAGGTGGAGTTCGCTCGCCAGTACGCCCTGAACGGCCGGACCAACAAGTGCGGTGCGGCCCGTCTCGCCGGCTACGACACCAACAACTACAACATCCTGCTCCGCATAGCCAACAAGAACTTGGCCCTTCCACACTTCCACGATCTAGTGACCGCATTCGAAATCGAGGAGAAAGCCCGCATGAAGATCAACATCGAAGACGTCGTTAAGTGGTTCAACGACATTGCCACGGCAGCCATGCAGACTGGCGACTTCACCAACGCCAACCGTGCCATGGAAAACCTTGCCAAGTACTTGGGCATGTTCGTGGACAAGAAGGAAATCACCCACCGCACCGTCCACTCCAAGGAGGAACTGGATACGCGGATCGGGGAACTGACTGCCATCCTGCGTGAAGCCGAGCCGGACCTTGAGCGCAAACTCCGCATCAACTAGTCAGGACGCTCTCCTCCAACTCAAGGCAGAGCTAGCAGAGGCCCTTCACCAGAAGGCTGTCATCGAGGCGCAAGACCGTTTCTACGTCTTCGTCAAGCTGCTAGCTCACCTTATGTTGGACGGTAACGACTACCGCGACGGGCGCCACATCGAAGCCATTGCCGCTACCCTCGAAGACGTTGACGAGGGTTCCGTTGCCCGTCTCATGCTGGCTTTGCCGCCGGGCTCCATGAAGTCCGTCCTCCTCATGCTGTTCGCCGCGTGGTCCTTCGGCCGCAACCCGACGTGGCGCATCATGTGGATTTCGCACACCACCGACAAAGCGGTCGAGTGTTCGGGCCGCATCCGTGACCTGCTCCGCTCCCCCGAATACCTCGAAATCTTTCCGGGCGTCCAGATCCGCGACGACATGTCCGGCGTCACCGGCTGGAAGCTGACCTCCGGCGGTTCCTTCCTCCCGGCAGGCGCAGGCAAGTCCATCGCCGGTTACCGCTTTAATTTGGGCATCCTCGACGACCCCCTCTCGGAACAGACCGCTAAGTCCGACACCGAGCGCGAACGCGTCAACAACTGGTATGGCCCCGGCTTCCGCTCCCGTAAACTGCCCGACTCCCGGATTATTCTGGTGAACACCCGCTGGCATGTCCGCGACCTCTCGGGCTTCCTGCTCGACAAGGCTGCCCGCAACGCCAAGGTCGACCAGTGGGAGGTCATATCCATCCCGGCCATCCTCGACAAGGCCGCAGCCGACTACCTGATGCTGCCCGAGGGCACCTCCTACTGGCCCGAATACATCACCATGGACGACCTGACGGCCACCCGGGAGAGCCTTGCCCGCTCTGACTGGGGTGCCCTGTATATGCAGACCCCGGTCGGGGACGACGGCAACGTCTTTACGAAGGACGACTTTCAGGACTGGGACGAAGACGAGCCGCCCGAGTGCGACGAGATCATCCAGACCCTCGACACGGCCTTCAGCACCAAGGCCACGGCCGACTATTCAGTGATCCAGACTTGGGGCATCTTCCACCTTTCCTACACGGACGACCAAGGCTACGAGTATCAGGAGCCCAACGCCATCCTCCTGAACCAAGTCCGGGGCCGGTGGACATTTCCCCAACTCCGCACCATCGCCAAAGAGCAGCATGACCTCTTCAGGCCCGACAAGATGGTAATCGAGAACAAGGCTTCCGGCCAGTCCCTCATACAGGACTTGAAGCTTAACAAGCTGCCGGTATTGCCTTTCCAGCCTGATCGTGATAAGCTAGCCCGCGCTCATGCAGTTACAGGCATTATCGAGCGGCAGCGCGTTTGGATACCTCTCAAGAAGAAGTACGCCGCCGAACTGCTGCAAGAGGCTTTGGAATTCCCCAAGGGCGCCCATGACGACTCGGTCGACGCCATGGTCATGGCGCTCCTCTACTTGCGTCGTCGTTATGAACTGACCCAAGAGACCGTCAGC